CCAGCGGAGCCGGTGGTTGAGACCGAGGCGAGTGAACCAAGCGAAACCGAGGCTGCGACAGGTGAAAAGAAGCAAAACCCAAAACTTGAGAAGCGGTTTTCAGAACTGACTAAGCAGCGTGAAGCGGCCCGCCAAGAAGCGGAACGTGAGCGCCAAGCCCGTCAAGAACTGGAGAATCGGATTAAGGAACTGGAGACTAAGGCTAACCCTGCGAAAGCAGCACCGGCAGATCCAGACCCTAAACCCGATCCAAGCCAGTTTAATGATGCGCTGGAATATGCTGAAGCTCTGGCTGAGTGGACTACTGACAAGCGGTTGCGGGAGCGTGATGAACAAGAGATGTCTCGCAAGGCGCAAGAAGAACAGAGCCGTAAACAGGTCGAGTTCCAAAAGCGCGTAGAAAGTGCGAAGGCAAATCTACCGGATTACGAGGACACAATCGCGGCTGCTGGGGACATACCAGTTAGCGCACCGGTTGGTGAATCGATTGTCGATAGTGAGTTTGGGCCTGAAATCCTTTACTACCTAGCCGACAACCCGGACTACGCACGTTCCCTAGCGGAGAAGTCATTGACCGCGCAATTGCGTGAGATTGGGAAGTTGGAGGCCAAGTTTGAGAAAACTGCGACTCCTAGCAAAAAGGAACCTGTAGCTAAGAAATCGAACGCCCCTGCGCCGATTTCGCCTATCAAGGCAAGCAGTAGCTCCGTGGACACCGGTTTGGATTCAAATCGTGTGTGGCATGGAACTTTTGAGCAATGGAAGAATGCTCGCCTTGCTGGGAAGATTCGGTAATAGGGCAACCTTAACCTTTTTGGAGAATTAAAAATGGCAAATAATTTGCTAACCATCTCCATGATCACCAACGAAGCGTTGATGGTCTTGGAAAACGAACTTACGTTCACGGCCCGCGTTGACCGTTCTTATGACGAGCAATTTGCGGTTACTGGCGCTAAGATTGGTAACACCGTAAACGTCCGCCGTCCCGGTCGTTTTATCGGTACTACTGGCCCTGCGCTTAACGTAGAGGACTTTAACGAGACATCCGTCCCCGTTACCCTCTCAACCCAGTTCCACGTTGATACCCAGTTCACCACACAGGATCTGGCTCTGTCGTTGGATATGTTCTCTGACCGCGTTCTGAAGCCCGCAATCGCTGCTATCGCCAACAAAATGGACTTTGATGGCACGACAATGGCTACCGACAACACCGCTAACACGGTGGGAACGGCTGGAGTTGTACCTTCTGACATCGCTACGTTCTTGACCGCACAGGCTTATCTGGACGGTGAAGGCTCACCCCGTGATGGCAAGCGTTCTTGCGTTGTTGACCCCTTTACCGGTGCGTCAATCGTTGGCTCGCTCAAGGGTCTCTTTAACCCACAAGGCACTATCTCTGGTCAGTACGAGAAGGGCATGATGGGCAAAGACACCATTGGTATGAACTGGTACATGGATCAGAACATTGTGTCGCACACATACGGTTCTTATTCGACCGCAACCCTTTCAACCAACACAACGACCTTTACCGGCTCGCTGACAACTGGTTGGGCTTCTACATCCACGATCACAATCGCGGCTGCTACCGCTAACGCTGGCTTAAAGCAAGGCGATACCATCCAGATTGCTGGCGTGTATGCAGTCAACCCACAGAACCGTCAGCCATACGGCGGTAATGTTCTGCGTAACTTTGTTGTGACCGCTGACGTGACGATTACTTCCGGTGGCTCTGCTTCCGTGACCGTATCGCCCGCCATCATCACGGCTGGTCAGTTCCAAAACGTATCCGTTCTCGCAACATCATCGACCGCAGTTGTTACACCGTTTAACAAGACCGGTGTTGTCAGCCCGCAGAACTTGGTGTTCCACAAGAACGCGTTCACGTTAGCGACTGCCGACCTTGAGTTGCCAGACGGTGTTCACTTTGCCGGTCGTGCGAGCGACAAGCAGTTGGGTCTCTCAATCCGCGTTGTTCGTCAATACACGATCAACAACGACTCGATCCCCACCCGCTTAGACGTTCTCTACGGTTGGGCTCCCCTCTACCCCGAACTCGCTTGCCGAGTTGCGGCTTAATTAGGAAAGGAACCTAAATCATGGCAAATCCCGGCCCAGCAAGTACCCAAACCTCCAACTACCTACTAAACGGTAGTGCAGCCGATGGCGTTCTCATCGGTATCGCTGGAGGTGAGGTTGGTTTTTACGGCGAGACCCCTGTGGTTCAAGCCTCTGCTATTACCCCGCTAGTCTCGACAACGGCCTCCACGGCTGACATCGCGGCTGCGGTCAATAGCATCATCACCGCAATCAAAAACATTGGCATTACCGCCTAAGATGTTTTGAAGCTACGGAGAAGCCGCCCTCAAAAGGGGTGGCTTTTCTCATTTTTAGGAACCGCATGAAGCACATAATGTTGGCAATGCCCGCCTACACAGGCGTGGTTCACATGGGAACAATGCGCTCCCTGATGACGGACTGCATCACCCTGATTAAACGTGGTGACCGGTTCACATTCGTGGATGACGTAGGTAACGCCATGATTGCCGACTGCCGAGGCGTAATAACAACCAATTTCTACCACTCCGACTGCGATGAACTGGTCTTTATCGACTCAGACGTTGCGTGGGAGGCGGGCGCTTTATGTAAGCTAATCGACCACCCAGTAGACTTTGTGGCTGGGGCGTACCCTGCAAGGGTTGATCCGCTAAAGTTCAACGTGGGTTGGATTGAGGAGCGTCAATACCTAAGAGCTGACCCTGAAACGGGACTTTTAGAGGTGGATCGCGTCCCCACAGGCTTTCTGAAGATCACAAAGAACTGCGTAGCCAAGATGATTGAGGCTTACCCAGACACGTTTTATCACGATGCCGCAGTTAACAACCAGTTCTATCCCCTGTACGAATCGTTTATCGACCCTGAAAAGAAGTGGAAGTACGGGGAGGACTTTTCGTTCTGTAAGCGGTGGAGAGAGATAGGCGGTCAGGTCTGGTTAGACCCAGAAATCAACATGGGTCACATAGGCAATAAAATCTTTGAAGGACATATTGGAAATTGGCTTAAAAGTAGGATAATTTCACAACTAACATCTGAGGTGACCAATGAACCAAATCAAAATTCTTAGCGCAACCTTTGCGTTGGATCTAACAACTGCGGCATCGTCTGCCCTACAAATCGTTCCCAACACCCCGACCCGCGCCTACCGCGTGGCTCTTTTGAACACCGGGACGGGCAAGGCTGGCGTAACTTTTGGCACGAGCTCAACAAACATGGACACCCCCGCGATTGCGGCTACGGGTGGCTCTGGGGCGCTAGTTCTACCCGGAAACATGATTTACCCAATGATTGTTGATTGCGGAGCCCCGGATCTGTACATCAAGGCTATATCATCAGGCACTAACACCTTATACATTACGTTGGTGGCTACCGAATAAGGATTCACCATGTCTAACCAGACCGCCAAGACCATAACGACCAACATCGTTCCGGTTCAGGGGACTTTTGAGCCCCTCTATCCGTATGACATTATTTCGTTCATTGGGCCAGCAGGGTTACCGTTTTACGCCCCCGTAAACCCCAATTTGGACGGGGTGACGATTACCAACAGTACGATTAACAGTACGACTATTGGTGTCACAACCCCGGCTGCGGGTGCGTTTACCACGGCGAGCGCAACTAACCAGCCGGTCAGCAACAACGACTTGACAACCAAGCTCTACGTTGACTCCCTTGCCTTGGGAATCTCTTGGAAGCAACCGGTAATTGCGGCTACAACTGCAAATATCACCCTTTCAGGCGCTCAGACCATCGATACCGTCCCCGTAGTTGCGGGTGACAGGGTACTAGTCAAAAACCAAAACGACACTTATGACAACGGTATTTATATCGTAGGGACACCTTGGACGCGGTCACCAGACACTAATTCTTGGGATGAGCTGATCTCAGCCCTAGTGTTTGTAACTGAAGGCGGTTTAGCTGGATCTGCTTGGTATTGCACCGCACAACCCGGAGGCACTCTTGGGGTAACTGCGGTCAACTGGAACAACTTCTCTGTTGGTGGCGTTTACTTTGCTGGCACAGGGCTAACCCTGACCACCGGTGACACGTTTAACATCGATAACACGGGTGTAACGGCTGCAACTTATGGTTCCGCTTCAGCGGTTCCTGTGATTGCGGTCAACGCCCAAGGCCAGATTACAAGCGCAAGCAACTCAAATATCGCTATTGCGGCCTCCCAAATTACTTCTGGAACCATTGATTCTGCGCGGATTTCTGGCTCTTACACCGGAATTACCGAGGTAGGAACCCTGTCCGGTTTGACGGTCAGCGCAACGATAGTTGGGTCAATTTCTGGCAATGCCGCGACAGCTACTAATGCAACCAACGCGGTAACGTCTACAAACCTAGCTGGCGGGGCCACAGGGAGCGTTCCGTACCAAACAGGGGCTGGGGCAACAACTTTTGTTGGAATCGGCTCTACGGGTCAGGTTTTGACCGTTGCGGGCGGTGTACCGACTTGGGCTACGCCAACAACTTACGGTGACGTAACCGGCCCAGCATCATCCACGGATAATGCGATTGCAAGGTTTGACCTAACGACCGGCAAAGTTATTCAGAACTCTACGATTACCCTGTCGGACGCTGGTGCGTTGCAAAACGTCAACGAGGTCAACTTTGATGTCACTCCCACAAGCGTAGTTGGCGGGGCTGGGTCTTTGGCTTGGAATAGCGATGACAACTCCCAGACCTTAGAAGTCATTGGCATAAACAATATCCCCATCTTGGTTGGCGAGGAACTGTACTACCGCATCAAGGCATCAAGTGCGATTACCAAGGGTCAGGTGGTTATGTTTACCGGAACCTTGGGCGCTTCGGGCGGTTTAACAGGCGCTCCAGCCACGGGTTTGACTGCCGCAACTGGTTCCTACATCTTGGGTATAGCGACTGAGAGCATCGCGCTAAACGGCTGGGGCTATGTGACATCGTTTGGTGAGGTACGCGGATTTGACACCACCGGATCAGCCTCTAGCGAGACTTGGGCTAACGGGGACGTTCTTTATTACAACCCTGCGGTTACTGGCGGTCTAACCAAGACCATCCCGGTTGCGCCGAACGCCAAGGTTCAGGTAGCGGCGGTGGTCTACGCGGATGCCAACGGTTCCGTATTTGTGCGTCCTACCTACGAGCCAAGGCTTAATGACCTGTCGGATGTCTACGTTTTGACCCCGACCAACGGCGATGTCATTGTCTGGAATAACTCTAACTCACGCTGGCAAAACGCTACCCAATCTACGCTAACCGCTGGTTTGGCTACTAGCCTTGCTGGCGGTGCGACCGGTTCTCTGCCGTATCAGTCAGCAACAAATACGACCACGTTCCTTGCGGCTGGCACAGACGGTCAGGTTCTAAAGCTGGCCTCTGGGGTTCCTACTTGGTCAAGCGATGTCTCTGGGGTCACGATTACAGACGATACGACCACCAACGCCACGCGGTACATCACGTTCTCAAACGTCACGACCGGCAACGAAACCACCCTAGACGTATCGTCTACCAAGCTCCAATTTAACCCAAGCACAGGTGCGCTAACGGCTACAAGCCTGACCCCGACCAATGCGCTTGGAGCTGCTTACGGTGGTACGGGACTGACATCTCTTGGGACTGGTGTAGCAACTTGGCTCGGAACCCCGTCATCTGCAAATCTAGCTGCGGCAGTAACAGACGAAACGGGAACTGGATCTTTGGTGTTTGCAACCAGCCCGTCGCTGACCACGCCCAATATCGGAGCTGCGACCGCAACTAGCGTCAACGGTCTGACAATCTCTAGCAGTACGGGAACCCTAACGGTCACTAACGGTAAGACCTTATCGGTTAGCAATACGCTGACCCTTGCGGGTACGGATAGCACGACCATGACTTTCCCTTCAACTAGCTCAAGTATTGGTTATCTCAACATTCCGCAGTCAGGATCAGACAAGACAACCTCATACACATTAGCTCTCGGTGACATTGGTGAGTTTGTTGGCGTAGGGTCGGGCGGGTCGATTACGATTCCTGACGCAACCTTTGCGGCTGGTGACGCGGTTTCAATCTTTAATAACACAACAGGCGCAATCACAATCACCTGTACCATTACCACGGCTTATATTGCTGGGACTAATACCGATAAGGCTACTGTCAGTTTAGCAACCCGTGGCGTAGCAACAATCCTATTTATCTCTGGAACCGTCTGTGTAATCACAGGGAACGTGTCATAAATGACGGGCATATTTCAGATCCTGTTGGCTAGTGGAAGTGGTGGCGCTGCCGGTATTACTGCTGACTACCTAGTAGTAGCGGGTGGTGGTGGGGCTGGTAATAGGCGTTCTGGTGGCGGCGGCGCTGGTGGTTACAGAGAATTTACATCTCAAACTCTCGCATTAGGAACTGCATATACAGTAACTGTTGGCGGTGGGGGCGCTGGTGGTTCGGGAAGTTTTAGCGGCAACCCAGGATCAACTGGCTCAAACTCAGTTTTTAGCACAATTACTTCTAATGGCGGCGGGGGAGGCGGCGGGCTTACTGCGCCAAGAAATGGGGCTAATGGTGGCTCTGGAGGTGGTACTGGAGGTGGATCAGGTACTGCGGGTACTGTTGGCTCTGGAAATACTCCTTCGACATCACCGAGCCAAGGAAACAATGGCGGTTTAGGTCAAAATGCCGCAAACCCAAATAATGGCGGCGGTGGTGGAGGCGGCTCTGGTGGTGTGGGTGGAGATATGGCTTCGCCCGGCAGCACAGGTGGAACAGGCGGGGCTGGAACATCGTCATCAATTACGGGTTCAGCGGTTACAAGAGCATGGGGTGGGGTTGGCGGCGGCTTTAATAGCATGGGAACTGCCGCTACCGGAAGCCAAGGAAACGGAAACGGCGCAAGTGCAGGTGCCAATACTGGCGGCGGCGGCAATGGGACAACAGAAGCAGGGGCTGGGTCTGCTGGCGGCACAGGCGGCTCTGGTGTCGTTATCATTAAGATTCCAGATAATTATACTGCTACTTTCTCAGGCGGTGTAACACAATCTTCTTCAACTTCTGGAGGATTCAAAACTTATACCGTGACAGCGACATCTACAACTTCTGAAACGGTTACATTTTCGTGATTCATAATTTATTTCCAACTCCGGTTGCAATTTACAAGTTAGACCGCAAACTAATGGAGGAGGAACTTGTGTTCATTAAGGGTCAAGAGACACGGCCTAACATGGGAAACGTAACTTCTATTGACAATACAATTCTTCAAAATCACTCAATGACAAAGTTGCGTGACTTTATTGAGTCAAATGTTTCAGAATATTTTAAGACCGTTTACAGCCCAAAGCATGACGTAAGCCTAAGAATTACTCAATCTTGGATTAACTACACCGAGCCGGGGCAGTACCATCACAAACACGCTCACCCTAATTCATTTGTATCTGGCGTGTTTTACCCACAGGCAAATCGTGAGACAGATAAAATCTACTTTTATCGTGACGGGTTTCAACAGATTAAATTTCCACCAAACAATTGGAATGTTTGGAACTCTGAGAGTTGGTGGTTTGAAGTTGGAACGGGAGATTTAGTTTTATTTCCATCAAGCCTGACTCATATGGTTGAAACTGTTAAAGGTGAGGACACAAGAATTAGCCTTTCTTTTAATACTTTCCCTGTTGGTTTAGTTGGAGAAGAAATGGACTTAACTGGTCTTAAAGTTGAATCTATTAAGGAAATTTAGATGGCGCACTTTGCCAAGTTAGATGAAAACAATGTCGTAATCTTTGTCACGGTAGGTCGTGACGAGGACAACGGCAAAGAGGTAGAACTGTCTGCCCGTACAGGCAATGTCTACAAGCAGACTTCTTACAATACCAACGGTGGCGTACACGCAATAGGTGGAATTCCGTTCCGCAAGAATTATGCTGGCCTTGGATACATCTATGATGAGGGGCGTGATGCGTTTATACCTCCCAAACCCTATGCGTCTTGGTTGTTAAACGAGACCACTTGCCTGTGGGAATCGCCAGTACCATACCCAACGGATGACAAGTGTTACATATGGGATGAAGCCACAACCTCTTGGGTTCTTGATGAAACGGTGATTGCGTGAAACTAATCAAACTAACTAACGCCGCCAAAAAGCGCATCGGTGAGGGTCTGATCCTGAACACAGACCTGATTGCGTCAATCTTTGAACATACCCAAGAAGATGGGTCAAAGGTGCGGGTTGCCTACGGTATAAACGGCAACTCTTGGGAGGTGGCAAAAAGTTTTGATGAGATTATGGAGAAGATAAGTGCCGACCTATAATTGGAAGGTAACAGAGCTGCGGGTCGATGACGGCTTAGTTTGCCAAGTCAAATACCATTGCGAGGCATCCGAAAACGATAAAAAGGTAGCTACTGAGGGCTACTGGAAGTTTCGTAAACCGTACCAAATAGCCGATAACTTGACTGAGCATCAGGTCTCGCATTGGCTTGATTTAGACGCTCAAGAGGGTGAAAAGCACCTCATTAAAGACAGACTTGCCGAACAACTCAAGGCACTAGACAATACTGAAAGTATTGACCCACCTTGGAAGGTGGAAACATTTAAGGTGAAGTTATGACCCAGCCAATCGACATTATTAGTCGCGCCATGAAAGACATTGGCGCTCTAGCCGCTGGCGAGACCCCAGCCCCTGCGGAAGCCCAAGACGCTTTCGATATGCTCAACGACATGATTGACCAATGGTCAAACGAGCAGATGATGGTCTACTACAAGACCGAGATCATCTTCACTTTGACTGCGGGACAGACCCAATACACGATTGGCCCGACTGGTCAGGTGAACTCTACCTTTACAGGTTCTATATCAGGAAATACCCTAACAGTCACTAATATCACCGAGGGCGGTATCGCTTTGGGTATGGTCATATCCGGGTCGGGTATTACTGCGGGAACCAAAATCACAGGCTTTGGAACCGGAGCCGGTGGGAACGTCAACTACGCCGGTACTTACACGGTGAACAACACCCAAACCGTAGCCTCGACCACAATAACTGCTTACTACGAGCGCCCCCTGTCGGTGAACTCAGCTTTTGTGCGAGTAAACACTAACTCCAACGGTCAGCCTATTGTCAACGGCGGTCTGGACTACCCAGTAGCTATTTTGAACCTAGAGAACTACGAGCTGATTGGGCTTAAGACCCAAAACGGCCCGTGGCCTAAAGCTCTGTACTACCAGCCGTCTGAAGTTATGGGTACGTTCTACTTCTGGCCTAACCCGTCTCAGGGCGAGATGCACATATTCTGCGACACCATATTTCAGCGGTTTAATAGCATCAACGACACGATTGTGATCCCGCAGGGTTACCTAATGTGCTTGCGGTGGTGCTTGGCTGAGAGGCTAATGCCCATGTACGGCAAGAACGACCCCCAGCAGATTGCGGTCATAAATTCCTACGCCATGCAAGCCAAGGCAACTATCAAGCGCACCAACATGAAACCCATGCAGTCCGCTAGGTACGATGACGTTTTGGTGGTTGGTAAACGTGCGGATGCCGGTTGGATTTTGACGGGTGGCTTCCAATAAACTGTTTATAAATATGGCACAGAGAAAAACTTTTACAGACGCTTGGGATTTGGTTGATAAAACAACCAATGATCAATGTTGGCTATGGAAAGGCTGCAAAACAAATACTGGATATGGCTCAATGACAGTAAGTCAAAAAAGCTATTCGGCACACAGAATTATTTACGGATTGTCATTTCCAAACACTATTTCTATGCAAGCCCCAAAAAACAAACAATTGAAAGAGTTTGTGCTGCACAAATGCGATAATCGTTTATGTTGCAATCCAAATCATTTGTTTTTGGGTAATTACGATGACAACAACAAAGACGCAAAACAAAAAAATCGATCAAGAGCGCCTCGTGGATCAAAACACAAAAAAGCAAAACTTACATTTGAACAAGCAAATGAAGTTAGAAAATTAGCAAAAAATGGAATGACTTACGTTCAAATTTCAAAACAATTTGGACTTCATGCCAATAATGTGTCTCGCATAGCTAGAAATCTTGGCTATGTGGAACAAGGAGCATAAGCATGGATTTTGGATTCGTAGGCGCGGCTTACGAAGCACCCTCCATCACTCAGGACGCACAGGAGTGCATCAATTTTTACCCTGAGATAGACCCTACCAAACCCCAAGGGGACAGGGGGGTGATTGCGTTATATCCAACGCCCGGACTGAATACGGTAGCCATTTTCCCCAATCAAGATGAAGTTAGAGGTATCAGAGCGTTGTCTGGCGGCAATTATTTATTAGCCGTTTGCGGAGCTTTTGCATACATATTAGAAAGCGACTACAACCCTAAAATGGTTGGTCAGTTAAATACCAGCACAGGGTTGGTAGATATTGTAGACAACGGGGTCGATGCCTATATTGTTGACGGAGCTGACCGATACGGCTGGAGGATATCTGACCCTGCGGCGGCTATTTTTACTGCCTCAATTAGCGGCACAACAATGACCGTGACCGAGCTATTTTCGGGAACGATTGCGGTTGGGCAACAGGTATTTGGGGTTGGCGTAGAACAAGAAACGGTCATTACGGCCTTGGGAACTGGAACCGGCGGGACTGGTACATATACGGTCAGCAACAGTCAGACAGCGGCTTCAGGGCGGTATAACTCAGCCCAAGTAAATGCCGTGTTTACCGGATCAACGTCAGGCACAACCCTAACCGTTACTTCTGTTGCGTCAGGAGTTCTTCACGCCGGGATGACAATTACAAACTCTACTCTGACCACAAAGACGGTAATCACCGCCCTTGGAACTGGTACAGGCGGGGCTGGGGACTACACAATTAGCAACTCCCAGACCGTTGGCTCATCCACAATGTACGGCCTAAACTGGACAGTATTACCGTCCTCAGACGGGGCGTTTGTAGGCGGGTCTACCGTTGAAGTGGTAGATAACTATTTTATTTACAATAAGCCAGATAGCCAGCTTTGGGGCGCAACCGACATCTTAAGCATTATTTCAAACCCCTTGTCTTACGGAACCAAGGACGGTTCCCCAGACGATTTAGTAACCATTATTGTTGACCGCCGAGAGGTCTATCTATTGGGTGAGATGTCATCCGAGGTTTGGATTGACGTTGGGGCGTTCCCTTTTCCATTCCAAAGGATTCCGGGTACTTCAACCCAGCAGGGTATTGCGGCAAGGTTTTCTGCTGCGCGGGTAGGTAATTCTTTTGCTTACGTCTCAAAAAATAACCGAGGCGAGGCCACAGTAGTCCGTATGAACGGCTACATCCCAGAGAGGATCTCTACCCACGCGGTTGAGAACACCTTGGTAGGCCAAAATGTCTCAGATGCCCTTGCGTGGACTTACCAGCTAAACGGGCACGAGGTCTATGTAGTGACTTTCCCCTCAATCGGTGAAAATGGCCTAACTTGGGCCTTTGATAACACCACAGGGCTCTGGCACAAGTGGCTTTACACCAATAATCAAAATGAATATGAACGCCACCGTGGAAACTGTTGCTCATTTTTTAACCAAGAAGTATTAGTTGGTGACTATGAAAACGGCAAACTTTATAAAGTTTCTTTATCGGACTACACCGATGACGGTCAATTGGTGCGCCGCGTCAGAAGATGCCCGCACATAACCACAGATTTGCAAAGGCAGTATTTCCATGAGCTTCAGATCCAGTTTGAACCCGGAGTAGGTCTATCGACCGGTCAAGGTGATAACCCCCAAGCAATGCTCCGTTGGTCAAATGACGGTGGTTTTACTTGGTCTAACGAGAACTGGGTAACGATTGGAGCCCAAGGCCAATATTACAACCGAGCCATGTGGAGGCGATTGGGTTGGGCGCGGGACAGGATCTTTGAGGTGGTGGTCACCGACCCAATTAAGGCGGTTATTGTGTCTGCGAACCTAAAGGCAGAAGCTGGGACTAACTAATGGCAACCCCTCAGAATCAAAGTATTCCGACCTCTCCCTTGTCAGACCAAGCGGGTCGGCCCACGCGGGCGTGGCAATTATTCTTTTTGAATCTTCTAAACTTTACAAGTAGCTCCACGGCTACGGCTGGGTCTGAAACCCTACCGGCAAACCCTGCGGGGTTTATAAATGTCACGGTCAACGGGGAATCTAAAAAGGTTCCGTACTACGATGTCTGAGCTTTTAGAACTTGCCCCATTTATTGAGAGCGTTCCAACAAAAGAACAGATAGACCGCCTCCAAAAAGAAGTAATGCTTTTCCCCCAAGCGGAACTAGAGACCGAGCATTACTTTTCAGACGGTATGTATTGTAGAAAACTGATCCGACCGGCGGGGACGCTGATTGTTGGCAAGGTTCACAAAAAAGACCACTTTTTTCTTTGTGCCTCTGGTGAGATAATCGCGTGGACTGAAAAGGGTATGAAACACCTAAAGGCTGGGGACGTAATTGAGTCCAAGCCGGGGACTAAAAGGGTTACTTTAGCGGTAACTGACGCAATAGGAATTACGGTTCATAAGACCGAACACACAAATTTAGACGAGATTGAAAAGGAACTAATTGAGCCAGACGAACTAGCTTTGTTCGATTCCAGCAACAAATTAAAACCTTTGGAAGATATTGAACGCATTATGAGGGCTATAACATGAGTTGGGTGACGGCATCATTAATAATGGGTGGCTCTAGCATTGCTAGTGGCCTAATTGGATCTAGAGCGTCAAAAAAGGCGGCAGAGCAACAAGCAGCTGCAATAAGACAGGCCGCAGAGATCCAAGAGCGTATGTACCAGCAACAACGCGCGGATCTGGCTCCCTATCGTGATATTGGCTACCAATCACTAAAAGACATCACCGCTCAGAAGCCTTACCTAACAGGCAAGTTTGAGGACTACCGAAGCGAGTACCTAGACCCCAGCATGGCGTTTAGGCTAGGGATTGGTGAGCAGACCACCCAGCGGGCGGCTAACGTAGGGGGCGGGGCTATAAGCGGGAACACCCTGCGGGCTCTCCAAGACTACTCCCAAGGATTAGCCTCAACCGAATATTCCAACGCATTTAACCGGTTCCAGACCGAGCGAGGGAACATTTACAACACACTAGCCAACATAGCCGGTATGGGCCAGAACGCGGTTAACACGGGCGTTCAAGCGGGTCAGGCCACGGCTCAAAGTCTTGGGCAGTTAGCGGTAGGTGGCGGTCAGGCTCAAGCTGCGGGAACAATCGGATCAGCCAACGCAATCGCTGGTGCGTTAGGTGGTGTAGGAAATGCGGGACAAATGTACGGGCTTGGGCAAAGCGGGTTCTTTAACAGACCCGGAACTCCAGCAACAGTAGTAGACCCAAAACGGTAAGAGGTTGAAATGGCAGACTTTGGCATAAATCCAAACATAGCGATGGGCTTTCAGGGCAGTCCAGCCAATAAGCCTATGACCCTAAATGAATTAGTCAGTATGAGCCGAAACGTGATGGAGACATCACGGCTGGCTGAGTTGTATCCAGAACTGATCAAAAAAACCAAAGCAGAAACAAGTTCCGCAGAAACTGGCGCGGCTAAATCTGCGATGGATTTAAGGCTTGCCAAGGTCAAGTCAATCTCTGACGGTCAGATTTCAATGATTATGAACCCCCTGATTCAACAGGCTGAAGCTGATCCTAATAGCGTAGACCGCAATGCTTTAGTTGATTTAGTTACCCAAAACGCCATAATGCAATCCAAAAATCTTGGGATTGACTACGAAACAGAAGGCAAAGAATTAGCCCGCCCGTACATTGAAATGGCACAAAACAACCCCGGCAACCTAATGCAGTTCTTTAAGGAACGGCACATGGCAGGGTTGGATGCCGCGTCACGGGCTACTGCGTTTGCCGAAGGCAAGGGTATTGGCGTATCAACACTTCCACGCAGGGGTGCAACGTCTGGTGGTGTAACGTCTGAGCAGATGACCGCCCCAATACGAGGCCAAGACCTAATGGTTGCCCCAGTAACAGAAAATCAAGTAGGCATTTCTGCTATTCCGGGTGGGACAACTCAGATGGCTCAAGGGCCAACTCAAGCTCAAGCTCCAGCAAATATGCCCGTTGGTCAAATGGTTCAACCTGAAATGACTAACTACCCGTTAATGTTTGAGCCACCATCAAGGGCTGGCATACAACGTCCTAAACGTGAAGGCGAAGATAAAGCTATTGAGTTTGGAACAACATTGCGTGGAAACTTGGCTAAACGTCAACTAGACCTGACCAAGTCAAGAAACGATTTAGATGAGGTAATTCGTACCGCAACAAAAATTGACAAAGAAGCAATTCTTCCGGAAACAGGTTTAATTGGGGCAGGAAAAAGAAAAATTTACGAAACTATTGGTGACCCAACGTACCAAAAATTACGCAAAGATATTGCCAATGTGGTCAAGTCTAATCAAGACGCATTGTCGGTCGGTGGAAACTCTGTTGCCGGTTTAGAACTAACTAAAGAGGCGGCTGGAGATATTACATACGATCCAAAGGTAATTATTGATATTGCTAGAAGGGCAAAAGCAGACCTAACTAACTTAGACATGATGGCAACCGGTATGCAAAAGCACTTCCAAAGGTATGGAGACGCAAACGCACAACGGTTTACTCAAATGTGGTCTGCAAACGCCGATAGCAAAATATTCCAGATAATGGACATTAACAGAGACATTACTGATCCAAAGTTGCGACAGGCCGCAGCCGCCAAAGTTATGGAAGGTATGAGCCAAGCCCAGCGCGAAGCCCTTGACCAAAAATATAAGCGGATAGTTAGACTAACCAATACTGGGGACATAGCGCAATGAACGCCCGCGACCCGTATCTCCACGAAAATCTGACACCAGATCAAATAGCTTTGATTGAAGAAGGTATGAGGAATACCGTAATTGATGGTATTGCTCTAAACCCCAGAGATACAGTTAGCAACCCTGAAAAGTTCAATTCTTATCCGTTTGAAATGCGGAAAAGAGCGTTTGAAATGTTGCCTAAACTGGTTTCCGGTAGGGATCAGTATGTGGACATGGCTACCGGTCAAGACGTAGGAACTGTCCGTCAGGCAGGGATGCGTGGTAGCGATCCAATAAGTAGTTTGATCTTGGGCGCGGGAACCCAACAGGCAGCGCCTCAAGCCGCAACGCCAACAAATACTATGGCACAAGGCCAAGTAAGCCCACAATCGCCTAGAGAACAACAAATTCTAGAAACAGCAGTTCCAAAAGTTAGTTTAGACAGAACAAAAGTACAGGCTGATCCAATAAGCGGTTTAATTATGAACGCCGGTATTTCCACGGTAGAAGCCCAACCTCCTGCAAAAGCTCAGCCAAAGTCATTTACAGACTACTTAAAAGGTACTGGCGAGGCGGCATTGAGCATGGCCAGTTCTGGGGTTGTCGCTCCGATTGCGGCTGCGGAACAACTTGTTCGTGGCGGGGCAAAACCCGGAGCGCCAGACTATTTTAGTAAGCGCATGGAAGCGGCAACGTACCAGCCAAAAACAGAAGCTGGTCAGGAAATACTGCAAGGTGCGGCTAAAGTATTTGAGGAATCAAAACTCCCACCAGTATTGACCCCTGAATTTGCTGCGCTATCAAGGACTAGGGTTCGTCCGTTGCCGGGGGTCAAAGTATCACCGCAAGCCGGGGTTGAGGCAGGGCTTCCTCCGGGCGTTCCAGCCAGCGCGGTACAGGGTGCAGCACAGGCCGCTGGCAGAGCTGAACCTACGTTTGGAAAACCAAAAGTTAGCTACGCTGAGTTTCAACAACAATTACAAGAAAAACGTGGTGGCGCAACCGCAGATTTACAAAGTGCTTTTGAAGCAACAAAAATGCCCTCAATGGAACAAACGGGTGCTAATCCGTATTTTGGAAAGTTTACCGGCGAGGAAAGAGTTAGGGGTCAATTTCCTCAAATAAAAGAATCCAAAATGGCTAATGATGTTCCAGAATCGGAACAGTCTTTTAGGGCTCAAGTAGTTACGGAAATTTTAGGCGATCAAAATGTTCGTCCGGGCGTCATTACTGGAAACGAACAAACCCTACGAAATGAGTATGCAATTGCTAAAAAAGCCGGAGATACTCCTGCCGGTGTAATTTTGAGAGATAAAATTGCTCAAGAACAAAACGCATTGTCCAACTATGCTTTGGCTAGAGTTGAGCAAAGCGGAGCAAACCCAAACCTTATTTCTCCCAATGAGCGCGGAGCCGTAATCAATAACTTTTTTTCTGGAAAAACAGAACCCGGACAAACTCCTACAAGTTTAACTGGATTTTTTTCGGCAGAAAAACGGCGGTTGTATGACGAAGCGCAAGCCAAAGTTGGTGCTAACCCAATTACCACAAAAAACGTAGATCAATTACTTGCAAATCCTCAATTCCAAGCCGGTCTGAAATTAACTGGTAACGAAAAAGTTGCGTCTGGCGCAAAAGATTTAATTCAATTAGCTAGAACTGTAGGATTCCAAGATGAGTTTGGTCAATTTCATGCTCCAAATACTATTGGGGCTTGGGATGCGGTACGCAAATCGTTAAACTCAAATTGGACAAAAGAAAACGCCAAGGTTATTAGAACTATCAATAAAGCTATTGATGATGATATTGCATCTGCTGGTGGTCAAGGTTTAATTAAACGGGCTGACCAGCTTCACCAAATGGAAAAAGATATTTTAGGTTCTAAAGGAATTAAAACTATTTTTGGTGAAATAGATTCTAACGGTGTTGAAACTGGTAGGTCGTTAGACGCTCTACCTAAAAATCTTAATGAGTTGCCATTTTCTCAATGGAAACACATTTATGACACCGCCGATAAACTTACCAAAGGTACGTTAACTGGGCCAATAGATCCAAAAACTAAGCAACCAAAATGGACAATTACTGTTCCAGAAGAAGTAAAAATTGCTGCTCAACAAGCCAAAAATGAAATGCTCGGCAGTATTGCGCGTGAAGTATATGAGTCTGGCGCTGGAAAAGCTGGAGCATGGAATCAAAATTCCACAAACAAAGTATTAAATGCTAGGGCAGATAAAATTCGTTATGCCTTTCCTATTGAAGAACAAAAAGCATTTAACAAATTAAACTATGGTGGGTATTTTATGCCCGGAGTTCATAGTTATGAGGGCGCAGCCTTACAAGAGCGCAGACTTGGTTTGATTGAAAAAAACTTGCCGCGAATTGGAATGGCTGTTGGAGGCACAGTTGGAACGGCAATAAGCGGCCCCGGCGCAGGATCTGCAATAGGCGCTTATATTGGCGAACAAATTGGCACAAGAAAACAAACCAAAAAAGCAATAAAAGCCGAACAGAAACGAGCCCAACAGCTAGAATCAGAAATGAAAAAATCTGGCGCTAAAGCCAAAACTATACCTTTAAGTGAAATTGGGAAGGAAAAATAATGGCAGTCAATCTTTCGCCAATCGGCAACGGATTTCAGTTTTTTGATAACAATGGCGCACCGCTAAACGCCGGTAAGATTTATACCTATCAGGCTGGGTCGAGTACGCCTTTGGCTACTTACACCGACAATTCCGGTCTAGTTGCGAATACCAATCCCATCATATTGGGAACAAGCGGCAGACCGCCAAACGAAATTTGGTTGACTGACGGATTCTTTTATAAGTTCATCTTGAAAGACTCATCAGACGTAACCATTCAGACCTACGACAACTTATACGGAATCCTTGGGGTAATTCCATCAGTTGCGCCGTCATCTGTACCGTCTGGGTGTATTTTGCTTTGGTCTGGATCGATTGGATCTATCCCCGCAGGGTTTGTGCTTTGTAACGGATTAAATAGCACCCCTGACTTGCGTGACCGGTTTGTGGTTGGCGCTGGATCTGGTTATTCCGTAGACGCTACCGGGGGTTCTGCTAACGCTATTGTAGTGACCCATAACCATACGGCAACGTCAGTCGTTACCGATCCGAGCCATTCGCACACAATGGGTAGTTCTAGTGTTACTGGTGGTGTAGATACTACTGTCGCTAATAATCCGGGCACGGGTGAGACTACATCTTCAGCAGTAACTGGCATTACTGTGGCAACAACTGTTGCATCGTCAGGAACGTCAGGAACCAACGCTAATCTGCCCCCGTACTATGCCCTGTGCTACATAATGAAAACATAATATGGATTGGCAGACCGTCATCAATATCGGGTTGGGTGGTGTCTTGGCTGCGTTGGGCTGGTTTGCCCGCGAGATATGGGACTCACTCAAAGAGTTGCGTAAGAACACCCATGAAATAGAAAAAGAACTGCGTGAGCTTTATGTCCGCAGGGATGACTTGCGAGAGGTTAGGGTTGAGATGAGCGCAAGGTTTGACAAGATAGAGAGTTTAATCGGGTCGCTATATGATCGCTTAAACGACAAGGCAGACAAATGAATTATGAGCGACTTAGACCCAATCATTACGGCAGCTCAACAGGCTACCCAAGGCATAAAGTCTGCCATCAAGTCTGGTCGTGAGATCAGCCAAGCAGTAGAGTCAATCCAAAACTTTGGAGTTGCGGAACTAAAAGCCCGCCAAGCCTACAAGCTAAAGACCAAGACCAAGACTGACGAGGTTACGATTATGACCGCCATGAGTGAGTGGAGACGGTTATATCGGATCAAGCAAATGGAAGATGAGGTCAAAGAATTACTCTGTCAGCAGTTTGGCGAGGACGAGGGCCGTATTCAGTTTGGCAAGGTTTTAGACCTAAAAGAAAAGATGCAAAACGAGGTTAGAACCAATAAACAAGAACTGACCGATGACCTGAAACGCTGGCGGTCAGTCCAAGTCTACGCGGTAGGCATGGCTACCCTATTGGTCACCCTTTACTACATCTACAAGGGTCACCTGTGAGCGAGCAACAAGACACCCTATCAAAGGTCTTAGCTTATGTGGATAGCCCGTTTAAGCTATTTGCGTTGATCCTAATGGCAATCCTAGCCTTTGCTGGGTACATCGTCTACGACCACCGAGAACTGATTGTTGGGACGTACAAGGAACACCAGAAGCTCCCCCAGATAGCCGAGGGGCGGGTCGATGACGCGGCTACCCATTTATTCAAGCATACCAACGCCCAAGTGGTCGCTATCTTCAAAGTCAACCCCCTGATTGGCTCGCGGGTGTTGTACCGCGCCTACACAAAAGAGGGCAGAGATAAGACTATGGAGGGTTTAGACGTTGGCCTATTTACCAACAACGTCAACAATAATAAGGACGTAGTTGCGCTCATGGCTAACGAGATCCCCTGCGGGGAGTACAAAGCAGCTCAGTCTGAGGTAGGGCTTTGGTATATCGAAAAGGGCATGACCTTTGGGTGTAGGGTGAGCGTCCCCCCTGACCATAGCCGGTTTATAGGCCAGATTACCGTGGGCTGGGCTACACCGCCAGCTAACTTAGACCAAGCAAAAACCATGTTGCAGATTGCCTCAACCATCCTAGCAAAGGAGAAAAAATGATTGGCTTAGATACCATCCTAAAGATTGGCGAGAAAGTTTTAGACCGCGTACTGCCCGACCCTGCCGCCAAAGCTGAAGCCCAGACCAAACTTTTGGAACTGGCTCAAAAGGGTGAGCTTGCCCACCTAGAGGCTGACGTTAAAAAGATGGAGATTGAAGCCAAAGACCGGGACTCAGCTCGCGGTCGAGAGGCGGCAATGGCCTCTGCGGATGTCCACCCTATTACCAAGAACATCAACTCAATACTGAGCTTGGGGGTCATTACCCTGTCGTTTATCCTTTTTGCAATCCTGATTTTTATTGAGGTCAAGCCAGCCGCCAAGGACATCTTGATCTACATTTTGGGCGTTTTATCGGCTGCGGTTACCCAGATCCTTTCCTACTACTTTGGGTCTAGCGCCGGTTCCAAGGAAAAGAGCAAACAGTTAGATGATCTTTTGGAGAAGAAATGAACCTATCCGAACACTTTACCTACGACGAGCTGGTGCGGTCTGAGACCGCCGAACGTAACGGCTGGCTCAATATCCCCTCAAATGCGGAAAAAGAAAACCTGATCCGTCTTGCGGAGCTATTGGAAAAGGTTAAGTCTGCGGTTGGAGGGAAACCCGTAATGATCAACTCAGCCTACCGGTCAAAACAAGTTAATGATTCCGTGGGCTCCAAAGACACCTCCCAGCACCGGCTAGGCTGTGCGGCAGACCTACGGGTTCCCGGCATGAAGCCACGGGAGGTCGTAGAGGCTTGTATAGCGGCCTCTGTGCCTTTTGACCAGATCATCCTAGAGTTCGACTCATGGACTCACATCAGCGTCCCAAACACCCCGGAAACGTCCCCACGCGGTCAGAGTCTAATCATTGACCGGCAGGGGACTAGGACTTACAGTTAAGACGCTTTCTCTTTGCCCTTACGGGCCTTACGACCCCCTTTTTGGGGGTTCTTTTTTAGTACAGCGGGGCGCAAGTTACATCGATAACCACGTCCCTAGTCACCCCTCCCACAGCCCTGCGACCGTAGATCACCACAGCCCTAGTCCTAGCCGCCTGACAGTCTTGGATGGCGTTGGCGGTCTCCAAGCGGGTCATGGCGTGGACTTCCTTATCCACGATGAGCTTCTGGGCCGGTGGCGGTACGGAGTAGTCAGCGGGGTTTGTGGCGCACCCAGTTAGGGCGAGAACTATCAGTAGTCTTTTCATCTTTTTTTTCCTTTTGTGAACAAACAAAGCAGACCATCGCGATCATCGCAATCATCCACAGAATAAAGAACCAAATGTCAGCGGCAACTAAATGAGAAATAAAAGTCATGGCTCACCTACCTCCTTTATATTGACTATTACTTGAACTGGTTTGGCCTTGTAGTACCAGTACAAGTTCCTAGCCAGCCACTCATTAGCCGCCCGCTGGGTTCTAAATGTCAAGTTCTTGAAGGCTTCTTGTGGCATCGCACCATGTTCTATCTGAACGTAGCGGCCTCTTGAATCCTTAAGAGCCCAGCACTTAATCCTGTCCGGCATCTGACTTACCTATTGAGGTCAGGGCTTGCGATAACTGCCAGCGCATATCCAAAATGATCTGCGTAATTTTTTCGTTATCGGAAAACGCCGGGGTTCTGGTCAGACGTTTTAGTTCTGACAGGTTCAGGTCGAGCTTAATAATTAGTGACGAAATATCTTCCATAAGTCCCCCTAGAAAGGAATGTCATCAATTAGGCCGGTGGAGTCAAAGTTTTCTTTTGGCTCCTCGCGTACCTTGTCCTTTGGAGCCCCGGCAAACTCCAGCTCATTTAACCGCGCTCTGAGCGAAGTACCCGTGGTTCCGTCCTTGCGCTTGTATTCCTCAAGGTGGGGCTCAGATAAGGTCACAAAGAGGCTTTGACCCTTGATTAGGTGAGATTGGAGCTTCTCCACGCGGTCACCCCACATGGTCGCGCTAATCCATTGCGTAGGCCGCTTGCCGTCCGCGCCTTTCTTGCCGTAGTCCATAGCCAGCGATAGATCCATCACAGGTTTTCCATCACCGGTGTAGCGAATTGCTGGGTCTTTACCTATACGAGCTAATCCAATTAGTAACATTTTTAATCCTTATCGAAATAAACTGCTTTGTTGTTGTAGAAATCAAAGAGCGCATCACACTCAGCTAAGAACTGCTCGGCTGCGTCCTCGACCACCTTGATCTCCTCTGGGGTGGGTTTGAACTTCTTAATGAACAAGTCCTTGCCCTCACCCATGCGCGGGTCGTAGGAAACGAACCAGACCGCCTTACCCGTGACCGCCGCTTGTAAAGTCATCTGAGGTTTGTATTCCGCAGGGACTTCTTGGTTGGCGATGTACTTCATGTGGGTCTTGGTCTTGGGGCATTTCACTTCTATGAGCGAGCCGTCAGACACGAACCCGTCAGGGGAGCAGCCTAAAAACAATATGCGCGGGTGGTCTATGAACCGAGTGTCCGTGACTATCAAACCGGTTACAGACTCAAACCTTTCCTTTGCAGCGGCTTCTTGTTCCACCCCCCATTGCATATCAGAGGTCGTGTACTTATCCGCAAAGGTATTGGTAATTCGCTCCGCAACAATCTCATAGCGTAGGTTCTCGCGTTCCGTGGACTCCTTGCCAGACTTTAAGAAGTTCATGGCCGCCGCCATCCGAGAAGCGGTGAGCTTGCCCAGACGGTCGTTCCACCAGTTGCCATCAAGCTGGAATGGATTGGCCTCACGCATCTCTTGGCTCCCCTATTTTCAGAACACCTTTGGACTCTTTGAGTTCTGCGCCCTTGTGCGCGGCCTCAGTCCTGACCAGCTCACGTTCCTCTGGGCTCAGAGCTTTCCAAAAGACCGAGAGGATCTCAGGGCTCGATGCCTCATTGATCAGCTTGACCAGTTCCTCTTTAGTCTTGGTCGCACGTTTCTTAGGCGTAGCTTGCTGGTGGATTGCGTTTTGAACCTCATTCGCAGAACCGAACTCCATGCCACCCCAACCCGCAGCCGCCAAGCACCGACCGATTGCGCTGGTCTCTGCGTTTTCTAAAGCGGATGTTGAGTTGATCTGGCTAGAGGCTCTGAACTCCTCTGCGTGGCCCGTAGCGATGCACTTGCCCAAGTCTGTGTAGATCCGAGCTTGCATGATCACCACGGTATCGTCTGCCTTGATTATTTCGGTAGAAAGTTCCCAATTCGGGTGAGCCTCGCGGAACTTCTGAACCCGCAACGCTACTGTTTGGTATTCCTTGCCTTTAATATTAACTATGCCTGTGTTCAAGTTATTCTCCTTAGATAAACATTGCCATTATTGCTACTAGCGCAAGTAGAGCGCCACCTATTAAATCACCAATCTGGTCTTTAGTCATGGTTTTTTTCCCATATAAACGTAGCGGGCGTAGCGTTCTTTATTACGCACACACATGACCGTGTTGATTGCCATACCCTTGGAGCGCAGATTAAAAATAATGTCTGCAAGGCGTGTAGCGCGATACTTTTGAATTGCTTCCCACGATGTAATGTGGCCGCGTGTTTTTAAGTGCTTAACTACTAGATCAGTTTTGCTCATCGTACTTTCTCCTTGTGGTTTCAAATTCAATTGCAAGTTCAATCAATCGGGCTTTCATGTTGTCAAACGACTCCGGGTCACGCATAAAACTCAGGTCACGAACTGCTTGGGCTACACCTAAACATCTGTAAGCAATAAGGTCTAGGTGCTGGATAGTTATCTTTTCCTCTTGTTCCTGTTGTTCAAGTTCTTGCTGGTGGTGTTCTGCGTCAGTCATTTTGTTACCTCACAGTCTTGGTGGTTGGTTATAAAACGCTCAAGGCAGTCATGGTCAGACGTAAAGATGCGACCCTTGCAATGAACGCATTGGTGGTAATAGCCTTGGGGTGTTGTAACTCTGAGGACGTGGTCAACTGGATCGTCTCTGTATATTGACCAAGCGGGTGATGTTGTCATTTATTCTCTCCGAAGGTTGGGGCCGAAGCCCCCGTTAATTATGCGGCGTGTAACTTGTTTTGATTAGCGGAACGCAATTCATTTGCAAAGTGCCGTGTATCGCCTTCAATACCATGAATTACAAAACCACCGTAAGAAGTGTCGCTATACAAAATAACTGCGACAACCGAGTCTTTTCTGGTTTCAACATAACCGGGGGCGGGTTCATCTTGAAAAACCCGGTAGTTTGTAGGAACCCAACCGGGGCGGGTAATTTTAATCCACTCGATGGAAGCGTTAAAACGGCCTTTGTACTTACCACGTTTTTTAACCGGCAAAGCGTCAACAATTGCATCGCCAAATTTTTTGCGAGCATATTGTTCGCCAAACTCTCCACCAACCCAAGCGATTTTGCGTTCAAAAACTGCGTGTTGTTGAAATTTGCCCATTTATTCTCTCCGGTTAGTACGATCAAAGTGACCGTAGGAGAATAGTAAACTGTTTACTGCCCATGTCAACACCTTTTATCAATTATTTTTAATTCCCCTACAATTTGTGGGGTTAATCTATCTTGGACGTTATTGGAAACCGTATACAATTTAGTGGTCGGAAGTGACGCTCCGGTGTTTGGCAGAGACCTAGTACCCAGAACCCTTTAGTGGGGGCTTGTAGTCATCGTTTGGTCTCCGCCCGATGCTGGCCTGTCAAGCCCAAGTCTCCACTAAAGGGTTTTTCCATTTCCGACTGCGCGAAACGCCAGCAAATGGAAAAGGCGGGGATGGGATAGAGGCCGTGGAATAAGTAGCCACGGAGCCGGGGTCGACACCCGCTATATCCGTTCAGAAGTGGGCACGGCTACCTGATAGAGCGTTGTTACGCAATACATCTCCGTGTAAGGCTGGCAAAAACCTGTTTTTGCTAGTTGGTCGTTCTTTGGGCATTTAGGGATTGCAAACAGTTTCTAAAACAGATAATCTACCCAAAACGGAGATTTTATGAATACTGAAGATGTAGGCAATTTGATCGCCAAAGTCCCGCAGGGCTTGAGTCCTGACGAGTTCCTGATGGCTCTGGCTAACCTAGTCGAGACCACGACCCGCGAGGCTTGCGCCCGTGAGATTGAGGTTGAGGTTGCGGACTACGACCGGGACTACCGCGAGGTAGGTCTGGAACTGGCAGCTCAAATTAAGGTGAAAAAATGAACCGCGAAGATATAGAGAACTTGGCCTTGGGTGTAGGAATGATCCGCACCCAAGGAGACCTGATTAAACCCCTGTGGACGGCCTCGGACGCTCAACTGGGTAAGCTGGTTGAGACCGTGGTCTCCGAGGTCAAGCAAAGCGCCTCAGAGTACGTTGTGCGGGCCATTAAGAAGGCTGTCGAGTACGAGAGAGCCGAGTGCGCCAAACTTGCAGGGTATGTGAGTAAGGAAGCCGCCAAGTCAATTAGGGAGCGTGAGAATGACTGACCTACGCAAAGCAGCAGAGGACTTACTAGAAGACGTTGAAGCAGCAATCAAGGCTGGTGACTGGAAGGTAGATGGGGCTTGTGACCCAGACTCAGCAATCCATGCACTCCGCACCGCACTAGCGCAGCCGGATGAAGTATTAGCAGAGCGTGAGGCGTGTGCGAAAATTTGTGATGAGCAAGCAGAAAAAGATAAGTTTGAGGGGTGCTACGCAAACGCCTGTGCTGAAGCAATCCGAGCAAGGTCAGAAAAGCGGCCAGTCAAGTCTTACTGCGGGGGTAAGCCTAACTATTGCACACCTGAACAGGGTAACAGCAGTCCAAATTACCCCATTTCTGAATCTAGTACCCCATTTGTCGATACCGTAAACACATCGCAAGCAAGAGTAGAGTACGACCGGCAAGGAAACATTGCGCGGTTGTTTGGGCCAATAGAGCCTGACGGAACATTGCTCTACGCCGCACCACCAAAACGTGAATGGGTTGGGCTGACGGATGCTCAGGTTGAGGAGATTGCCGAGTATCACGGCATTGATTGTCTATATGAAACCTCTCGTATTGACTTCTATCGTGCCATAGAAGTCAAACTAAAGGAGAAGAACATTTGACTGACTTTGAGACCTTTTGGAAGGCTTACCCTAAGAAGGTAGCCAAGGGTGACGCCAGGAAGGCTTGGAAGCAGACTGACCAGATCCGTCCAGAGTTAACCGAGCTACTAGAGGCCATAGAAGCCCAATGCCGGTCAGACCAATGGCGTAAGAACGATGGTCAGTTCATCCCCTACCCTGCGACATGGCTACGCCAAGAGAGGTGGTCTGACGAGCTCAAGGTCACCCTGCCGGGGGTAGTTCAGGGCAAGGAGTGGCATGAGACTTGGGCAGGGATTCAGGCTAAAGGCCGAGAACTGGGCATTGATGAGAGCCAGTTCACCCACCCGCAAGACTTTAAGAGCGCGGTGATGCGCGGAACGGTCAAGGTCGCATGAATGAGTTGGCTCTTTTCGCGGGTGCTGGTGGAGGAATACTTGGGGGACATCTCCTCGGATGGAGAACAGTCTGTGCAGTCGAATGGGAGCCCTACCCCGCAAGCGTACTGTGCGCCAGACAAAATGACGGGCTTCTCCCGCCTTTCCCGGTTTGGGATGACGTACAAACCTTTGACGGAAAGCCTTGGCGAGGAATTGTTGATGTCGTATCTGGGGGCTTTCCATGCCAAGACATCTCAGCCGCCGGAAAGGGAGCAGGGATTGACGGAGAACGGTCAGGAATGTGGCGAGAAATGGCAAGGATCATTCACGAAGTACGACCAAGATTCGTGTTCGTGGAAAACTCACCAATGCTCACTTCTAGGGGACTTGGAGTCGTTCTTGGAGACTTGGCCCAGATGGGGTTTGATGCGAAGTGGGGAGTGTTGGGAGCAGCAGATGTTGGAGCAAACCATAAAAGGGACAGAATTTGGATTGTTGGAAAAATGGGCAACACCAACAACGATGGACAAATTGCCACCAAAATCCGAAAAAGCATTGCACAAAGAAGCGACACAAGCTCGGCCCGGCCGAAGCAAGCCAGCGAATTTAAGGGATCAAGTGAGCAATATGCACAAATGGCCCACCCCATGTACTCGGGATTGGAAAGACACAGGGGAAAATGTGAACTGGGAAGCTGTGGCAAAGAAGGGGAAATTAGCGGGTGCGGTCATGTGGACAACACCAGTTGCGGACGATACAACCCACAGGAAAAACAAGTATGCCCAAGGGGGGACTGCTCTCAGTACACAAGCTGGTGGGCAGTTGAACCCGACGTGGGTCGAGTGGCTGATGGGGTGGCCTCTAGGGTGGACAGACTTAAAGCCATTGGAAACGGACAAGTTTCAGAAGTGGCTAGACGCGCATGGGAAAGTCTAAGTGACCTGTGAGAAGTGCGAAAAGGACTCCCGGATCTTTGATCTGCAATGCCACGGTTGCCGCGATAGGCTGGTCATGGGCATAGACTGTAAGGTTCTCCGGGAGATAGAGGCCAAGTACCTAGACATGAAGTTTGGGTTCCTACCTGACTACAAGAAGGAGCCCCATTGCGGTTGCACCAAGGTCTGCCTTAGAAAGTCTAGGTTGCGTGAACAATAAGCTCACCGCCCCCCAGAGACGGCACTTGGCTGCGGTTAAATCCTTGCCCTGCGGGGTCTGCGGAGCCTCAGAACCCTCGGATGCCCACCACATAGAGCAGGGGCTCCAGTACACCTGTATACCGCTGTGTAAGGACTGCCATCAAGGTTCCCACAATGGCATCCACGGTCGCAAGGCTATTTGGAACGTATTCAAAAAGACTGAACTGAGCGTACTGAATGACACAATTGAAAAGCTCACCCGCTAGGCTTACCCTGCCGTGGCCCCCCAAGGAACTGAGTCCTAACTACTCAGGCCATTGGGCTCCACAGGCATCAGCCAAGAAAAAGTACCGGTTTGCGGTCAGGATGCTGGCTCTGCAAGAGAGGTGGGAGATCCCAGAGGAAGGGCCAATCTATCTGGAGGTGGAGTTCTACCCCCCGGACAGACGGCCACGGGATAAGGACAACATGGTTGGTGCTTTCAAGGCGGGGCAAGACGGACTTGCGGACGCTTGGAAAATCAACGATAAAAGGATTGATTGCACATACAAAGTGAGCGATCAAGTAAGCGGTATGGTCAAAGTTAAACTTTTAGGAGAAAAACCATGAAAAAGGTATTAGCAGCAGCAATCCTGATGAGCGCCAGCGTAGCTTTTGCGGCTTGTCCCACTTATGCCCCGTATGGTTGCGTACAAACTTACGGTGGAAAGATGAAATGTGGCTGCGGTGTACGATAATTAGACCGGGAGGCGTAACGGCTGGATGCAACGTGAGATCCGGTTGTTGTACACAAACGCCTCCCATTAACAGTTTATAATAGCGTGATGGAACCCCAAAAGCGCACCCGTAGGCCGTTTCTGAGCCGAGACATCCTGAAGGTCTTAAGAAAGCACCCGAACTTAACAAGGCGGGAGATTTCTATTAAGACCCATGCAAAGAACCACTCGGTCAAGGCGGTGTTATTTAAGCTGGTGGCAACGAACAAGATCCGGTGCGAAAAGGGTAAGGAAACCAACGCCAAGACAGGGCCACGGCTAGTAAATGTCTATTGCGTGAACCTTGAGGAAAGTGCAGAATCTAGTCATGGGTGAAATGGAATCTTTCGCGCTAAACCTCTTGCACTCTGCAAGTTGCGCTCATGTCTATCATTGGCAGACTACTAGCTACTCTGCCCATAAGGCATTGGGTAAGTTCTACGGGACTATGCCCGACCTAGTGGATGGTCTGGTTGAGACCTATATGGGGCGCAACGGGATATTTGGCGAGGTGGATAAGGAGCAAGAGGTCTACATGGATAAAGACCCTCTTGCGTATATGAAGGCCCTGCGGAGCTATGTGGATGACACCCGCAAGGACTTACCACAGGATTCAGAGATCCAGAACCTAATCGACGGGATTACGGATCTGATCAATACAACGATTTACAAGCTGGAAAACTTGAAGTGAATTGCGGGACTTGTAGGTTTTTCTTAGCAAACCAGAAGTTTGGAATGTGCCAACGGTATCCTGAATACGTTATGAAACAGGACGCTCAATGGTGCGGAGAGTTTCAAAAGAAGCAAGAAGCAATCATTGACGAGCCTAAAAAACGGAGAAAAAATGATCCAGCCCCTGCGCGACCGGATTCTAGTCAAGCCGATTGAGCGAACAAAAAGCGACATTCTTGCGGTCATCATGCAAGAGAACTTCAATATGGGTGAAGTGGTCGCGGTCGGGCCGGGGGAGTACGACAAGAAGGGTCGTAGAGTCCCGAATCCTTGCGAGGTGGGCCAGAAGATAAGATACGGAACGACAGGCGAGTACCTGACGTTCCAAGAAGTAGACCACGAAGGCGAGAAGTTCCTTATGATGTCTTGGAAGGATGTCTGCTGGGTGGAAAATGAAAACAACCAATAAACCAATCCCGAAAACCACGGTAGGTAAGGGCAAGAACTACAAGCCCACCGAGCAGGGTGCGGGAATGACTGCAAAAGGAAGGGCAGCATACAATGCGAAAAATAATTCAAACCTTAAAGCTCCAGCTCCAAACCCTAAAACAAAAGCTGACGAAGGCCGTAAAAAGTCTTTTTGTGCGAGAATGAACCCTATTGCAGAAAAGAGCGAAAAGGGAAGCCGTGCAAGAGCATCAATGCGTTCATGGAAATGCCCCGGTTATTGAAATGTGGGCTGATATTGCTGGTTACGAAGGTCGTTATCAGGTAAGCACGTTGGGCCGCGTAAAGTCTTTGGCAAGGTTTAGACAAACCAAAGGCGGTGGAAAAACTTGGATGCCTGAAAGAATCATGGCTTTAAACATTAAAAAAGAAACCGCAAGAATTAAGCCGTATGCGGAAGTTCGGTTAAGAAATGGTGGCCCAAGAACAGAAAAATGCAAATCTTTTCTAGTTCATCGACTTGTTGCCGGAACTTTTATAAAAAACTTGGAAAAAGATGAGCAAGTTGACCATAGAAACGGTCATCACAACGATAATAGAGTAGAAAATTTGAGGGTGATGCACTATGTCGAACACGGCAGAGAGCATCCGTTAATCAAAAGCGGGCAATTATTTAAAATGGGAACCGCCGCTTTAATGGCAAAAACTGGAATTGTTAATGGATGAGCAATCAATACAAGTCAGAGTTGCGGAACTTAATCAACAACGTGCCCTCACTTTGGCTAATCTTCAAGCTCTGGATGGGGCGATTGCGGACTGCAATTGGTGGCTTGCGAAGATCAAGGCAGATACCGTCAAGATTAACGAAAACGAGGGGAATGACTGATGGCTACCGGACTTTACGCGAACATCCACGCCAAGCGCGAAAGGATCAAGGCCCAAAAGGCAGCGGGCAAGACCCCAGAGAAGATGCGAGCCCCCGGAGCCAAGGGCGCTCCCACGGCAAAGGCGTTCAAAGAATCAGCAAAGACGGCGAAGAAATAATGCTAAAAAAATCTATGTCCGACAAGGCGTTCAAGCAGAACATCAAGACCGAGGTGAAGGCTGGGAAACCGGTCAAACAGGCGGTTGCGATAGCTTATTCTGTGAAACAGGAAGCCAAAAAGGGTACTAAAGGTAAGAAGTAATGCCAGTTCTTGCGGACATCTTTAGTGCTGGCAACACCTTAAAGCGCCGCATGAAGGACTTTGTGGCTAATCCGGGTGCGTTTCTAGAGACCGAGGTCAACTACCGCAACCAAAAGGCGGGGGAGTTCAACACCCTACAAGACCTAGCCACGCAGGGTGACATCAACAAGATGCGTGGGCTACCCGTAACTCAAGAACAACAGGCCGCCGAGCTGCGGTTACGAGACATTGTTGCGGGCGCATATAACCCAGTAGGGATGACTGCACCCTCTAATTTGTTAAAACCGATGAAAAGGTCAGAACTACAAGCCGAAGCAAAAAACTTAGGTTTGCCGTCAACGGGTAAGACCGAAGAAATAAAGCAATTGATACAAATTATTAAGTCTGACCCTAAGTCTTGGACGGAAGAACAATATCAATTGATCCGTCCCCATCTCTCAATCCATCAAGATTTCCGTCCAAATAGCGCAGAAAGAGTTGAATCGATTATGCGGGAAGGATTGAACTCAGGGATGGTGGACGCTCTAGAACGCATGGAAAAGGGTCAATACAGTTATGCTGGAGGCTTAGTTGGGTCAGATGCGTACCTATTTCCAAGCCGAGGTTTGAAGTATCGAAGCCAAACCGATCCGCATCTTGCGCCCGGAAATAAACCTTTATTCAGAATTAAACCTGAAGAAGGTCAAAACATATATGAAGCCATAACAAAAACCGCCGAAAGAGCAAAAACTGATGATCCTTTGATGCAGTTCTTAGGACAGAAATAGGTTGCAATCTAAACGAGAATAGTTTACATTTCCAATTCCGTGTCAGGAACTTATAGATTGAGTTAATCAATATGGCCGCACCGATAGGTAATACAAATGCTGTAAAGGGAAAGATGTTCCATGATGCTTTGCGTAAAGCGTTGGTACAGAACCCTCAGAGACTACCCAAGATAGTAGAGACGCTACTGACTGCGGCTGAGATTGGAGAGGCTTGGGCTGTCAAGGAAGTCATAGACAGGCTAGACGGCAAGGCGATCCAGATTAACCAAATGGAGAACGCTGACGGGTCACCGATACTGAACGCCATTCAGGTCACGTTCATTAAACCGCCAGAAACCATAGATGTCTGACCGCGAGCTGCTGGAACAGGCGGTAGCCAAGGCAGAGTTCCCGGTAAAACTTGCGTGCCTATTTGAGCCCAAGCGGTACAAGGTTCTCTACGGAGGCCGAGGGGGAGCTAAGTCTTGGGGAGTAGCCAGAGCCCTATTGATCAAGGGAGCCAAAGACCCCCTCCGGATTCTTTGCGCCCGTGAGTTTCAGGTCTCGATTAAGGACTCAGTCCACAAGCTCCTAGCCGACCAGATTGAAGCTCTAGGTTTGGCTGAGTTCTACGAGGTAACCAACACCTCGATTAAGGGTAAGAACGGAACCGAGTTCTTCTTTGCGGGGCTCAAGAACAACATCATGTCTATCAAGTCCTTTGAGGGCGTAGACATCTGCTGGTGCGAGGAAGCCCAGACCATCTCCAAGACTAGCTGGAACGTCCTGATCCCAACCATCCGAAGGGACAACTCAGAGATATGGGTCACCTTTAACCCAGAGCTAGAGACTGACGAAACCTACCAGCGTTTTGTCATAAGCCCGCCTGAGAACGCGATAGTCCAGAAGATTACATGGCGCGACAACCCGTGGTTTCCCCAGACCCTGCGGGAGGAAAAAGAGAACCTAGAGATCCACGACCATAACGCCTACCTAAACGTCTGGGAAGGCTTATGTCGTAGGACTGTAGACGGGGCGGTATTTGCCCAAGAGATGAACATGGCAGAGATGGACGGTCGGATCACCAAAGTCCCCTACGATGCTATCAAGCCCGTCCACGCGGTATTCGACTTGGGCTGGGCAGACAACACGGCCATCTGGTTTGTACAGTTCATAGGCTTTGAGATCCGGTTGATCCGCTACCTTGAGGACAACCAAAAGACCATGAGCTACTACTTGGCTCAGCTTCAGTCCTTGGGCTACGTTTACGACACCATCTGGTTACCCCATGACGCGGAGAACACGACTTTAGCGGCTGCCGGTCGGTCGATTGCGGACATAGTTAGGGGGGCAAACTATAAGGTTCAGATCCTACCCAGAGTCCCGGTCACGGACTCAATCAACGCGGCCCGCACGATTTTCCAGAAGTGCTACTTTGATAAAGAAAATTGCTATCAGGGGCTACAATGTCTGAGGCACTATCGGTATGATGTTGATCCAGATACAAAACAGTTCTCGAAATCGCCTCTGCATGACATCTATTCGCATGGTGCGGATGCGTTTCGGTACATTGGATTGGTGGTAAACGAACCCCGGAAGGCAGGGCCAAAGAAGCCGGTCTACCAAATTCCGGGCTCATGGATGGGCTAAAACATGGCAAAAGTAGACGTTCCGAGTGCTATCCCTGCGGATTCCCGCATACAGGAAGCCATAGACTTTCTCAAATTTTCTAACGAGGCCGACACCGAAAACCGGCAAAAGGGTCTCGATGACCTAAAGTTTTCCTCTGGTGACCAATGGCCCATCGAGGTTCAGAACTCACGACACCTTGAAGCCAGACCTTGCCTGACCATCAATAAGCTAGACGCTTACGTCAGACAGATTGTTAACCAGATGCGTCAGTCCCGCCCACGGATGCGGGCTCACTCAATGAACTCCGAGGCCAACGCAAAAGTTGCGGATGTCATCACCGGGATATTCAAACACATAGAAGTCAACTCAGACGCTGACACGGCCTACGATACCGCCGGTGAGTACGCGGTGCGGATTGGCTGGGGCTACTGGCGGGTCATAACTGACTACGTCCGTGAGGATTCCTTTGATCAGGAAATCTACATCCGTCCTATCGACAACCCATTTTCGGTCTACTTTGACCCCAACTCCATTCAGCCTGACGGTTCGGACGCTGAGAAGGTCTTGATTACTACCTTGATGTCGAAGGATGACTTCAAGATCCAGTACCCCGGAGCCGATGACGGCGGTGACTTTAACCAGCGCGGAACGGGTGACTTTGACCCCGATTGGGTACAGAAAGAGGACATCCGGGTTGCCGAGTATTTCTACGTTGAGCGCAAAAAGACCAAGTTACTGCTCCTGTCTGACGGCACAAAGGTTTACAAGGACGAGGCTCCGAGCCCTGAGATCCTAGCTGCGGCAGGGATTATGGTGGTAGGCGAGCGCGAGACCATGCGTAAGCAGATCAAGTGGTGCAAGCTCACAGGCCTTGAGATCCTTGAGGAGCGCGATTGGTCAGGGCGTTATATCCCGGTGGTTCCGGTCTACGGTCAGCAACTCACGGTTGAGGACAAGCGCAAGAAGTACGGCTTGGTGCGAAACGCCAAAGACGCTCAGCGTATGTACAACTACTGGCAGACCAGCTTGACCGAGAGTATAGCTCTGGCTCCCAAGGCCAAGTGGCTCTTGGCTGAAGGTCAGGACGAAGGCCATGAGAACGAGTGGGCACAAGCTAACATCAAGTCCATGCCGGTCTTACGCTACAAGCAGACAGACATCAATGGCAAGGAAGCGCCAGCCCCACAGCGACTTCAGCCCGAACCACCGCCCGCCGGTGTTATTGCGGCTGCGATGTCCATCGATAAGGACTTACAGTCAGTAGTCGGTATCTTTGATCCGTCCCAGTTGCCCCAAGGCAATATGTCTGGCAAGGCCATCCGTGGTCAGCAGATGCAACAGGACATGACCAACTTCCACTACTACGACAACCTTGTTCGGTCGATGAAGCACACGGGTCGGATCATCCTAGACCTAATCCCCAAGATTTACGACCGGGAGCGCGTTCTGCGGATTATTGGCTACGATGGGAAGCCTGAGATGGTTACCCTAAACCAACGGACTCAGGACGAGATGGGCGTAGAAAAGGTTCTTAATGACGTAACCGTGGGCGAATACGATGTCTACATGGACACCGGCCCCGGCTACCAAAGCAAGCGTCAGGAGGCGGTCGAGGCCATGATGCCCATGATCTCTACCAATCAGGAACTCTTTAACCTTGCGGGTGACTTGGTGTTCCGCAACATGGACTTTCCGGGTGCGGAGGTCATTGCAGACCGTCTGGCGGCTAACAACCCGTTGGCCCAGATTGACGAGAAGTCCGAGATCCCGCCACAGATCCAGATGCAACTCATGCAAGCTCAAAAGCAGATTGCCGATATGCAACAGATGATTGCGGCTATGGAGCTTGAGAAGCAGTACCGAAGTGACGTTGAGATGATGAAACAAGAGGGCGAGACCAAGCGTAAGCTCATGGATGTCACCTCGCGGGCGTACAACACCGACACCATCAACGAGGCCAAGGTCAACCAGCAGATTCTTAACTCTCAGGCCAATCAGAACAAGGCCGAGCTCGATGCGGTCACCAAGATGCTCTTAAAGCGGATGGATACTAGCGAGCTACGTCAGGTCATAGCCGAGAAGGATGCGGAACAGGCTCAAGTAGCCGCGTTTGCGGAAGCTGAAGTCAATCAGTCATCGAACCCGTTCTTGCAACAGGAGCAACAAATAGCAAATAGTTGACAACTATTGGGAAACAGTTTGTAATACTAATTACCTACCAATGGGTTCATTGGGTTTATTCTTGGAGTAATCCATGTCTGAAGCAACACAAGAAGCCCGGAAACAGGCTTCAACAGTTGTAACGAGTGAGAATTTAGCTGAGTTTTCGTTAGCAAAATTAGGTTTAGCGTCAGATGGAACTCCCATTGAGGCCGCGCCAGCGGAGCCGGTGGTTGAGACCGAGGCGAGTGAACCAAGCGAAACCGAGGCTGCGACAGGTGAAAAGAAGCAAAACCCAAAACTTGAGAAGCGGTTTTCAGAACTGACTAAGCAGCGTGAAGCGG